GAAGAAATAGGCAGAGACAACGGCATTGAATTAGATAGAAGGCTGACTAAAGCAAAGCTAGTTGCTCAATTGCACAAGGCACTTTAACGTAACTCAACTAGGACTTGCTTTTAGCTCTCCTAGGAACTGTTTACATGTTTCAACCTAAGACTAAAGGAGAATGACAATGTGGACTAAACCTTCATACACAGAAATGCGTTTTGGTTTTGAAGTTACAATGTACGTAATGAACAAGTAACGTACAAGTTTTACGGAAGGAGGCTGCGGTCTCCTTTCTTTTTGGCTGAATAAACCTATTTTAAATTAAAAATAGACTTGACTAGCTAAATAAAAGAGCATATAATATAACATATGCTTAGGCATGAAAGTGAAAACATATAACAAGGCTATAGGAGGCACAAATGGCATCACTCGCAGAAATAAGGGCTAAACTACAAGAGTCCAACAATCGTAACACTGGAAATTCTTCCGGTGGAGACAACGCAATTTACCCACATTGGAATATGCAAGAAGGCAAAGAAGCAGTAATTCGTTTCTTACCTGACGCAGATCAATCTAATACGTTCTTTTGGGCAGAACGTGCAATGATTAAACTTCCGTTTAGTGGAGTAAAAGGCGACACTGACTCACGTCAGGTTATTGTACAAGTTCCATGTATGGAAATGTATAATGATGGAACACCATGTCCGATCTTATCAGAAGTTCGACCATGGTTTAAAGATAAATCTTTAGAAGATATGGGACGTAAGTATTGGAAAAAACGTTCGTATGTATTCCAAGGGTTTGTTACTGAAGACCCGCTAAACGAAGAAAGTTCTCCGGAAAACCCAATCCGTAGATTTATTATTGGACCACAGATCTTCCAGATCATTAAAGGTGCGTTAATGGATCCTGAACTTGAAGAACTGCCAACAGATTATATGCGTGGCGTTGACTTTAGAATTAAGAAAACTTCTAAAGGTGGCTATGCAGACTATTCTACATCATCTTGGTCACGTAAAGAACGTGCATTAAGTGATTCTGAAAAGGCAGCAGTTGAAACGCATGGTCTTTACAACATGTCAGATTTCCTTCCAAAGAAACCTGGTGAAGTTGAGTTGAAGGTAATGAAAGAGATGTTCGAAGCGTCAGTAGACGGTGAGGCATATGATATGGACCGTTGGGGTCAGTACTTTAAGCCAGCAGGTATGGCGTCACGTACTGGAGATCCTAACAAAGCATATACTCCATCAACACCGGCAGCAACTCCTACAACTCCAGCACCTGAGGCGGCTCCGGCAGCACCAGCGGCTGAACCAGTAGCAGAAGCAGCACCAGTAGGTGAAGGCGATGGTTCTAACAGAGCGCAAGACATTCTTGCAATGATTAGAAGTAGAAACGCTAGTAACTAATTGTGTATGTGGAAGTTCCGGCTAAAATCTCCGTTCGGTAACCAGCGAGATCTTCCACACCACACTTTAACATATAGGAAAGGTAATTATGGCGAAAGCATTTGATATAAGTAAATTCAGAAAGACAATCACTAAGAGCATTGACGGCCTTGGTATTGGCTTTAACGATCCAACTGATTGGGTCAGCACAGGAAACTTTGCACTAAACTATCTTGTAAGTGGTGACTTTAATAAAGGTGTTCCACTTGGCAAGGTAACGGTGTTTGCAGGTGAATCAGGTAGTGGTAAGAGTTACTTCTGTTCAGCAAACATTGTAAAGGCTGCACAGGAACAAGGTATCTTTGTAGTTCTTATTGACTCAGAGAATGCACTTGACGAAGCGTGGCTACAAGCACTTGACGTAGATACTTCAGAAGATAAACTACTTAAACTTAACATGTCAATGATTGATGACGTTGCTAAAACAGTATCAGAGTTCATGAAAGAATATCGTGAGATGCCTGAAGAAGAACGTCCTAAAGTATTATTTGTAATTGATTCGTTGGGTATGTTATTAACACCTACTGACGTTGACCAGTTCCAAAAAGGTGATATGAAAGGTGATATGGGTCGTAAGCCTAAGGCATTGACTGCACTTGTTCGTAACACGGTTAACATGATTGGTAGTTACAATGTAGGTATGGTATGTACTAACCACACGTATGCATCACAGGATATGTTTGATCCAGATGATAAGATTAGCGGTGGACAAGGGTTTGTTTATGCTTCTAGTATTGTTGTAGCTATTAAAAAACTTAAACTTAAAACTGATGCAGACGGTAACAAAACTTCACAAGTACATGGTATTAGAGCAGCGTGTAAGGTAATGAAAACACGTTACAATAAACCATTTGAAAGTGTACAAGTTGAAATACCATATGAAACAGGTATGGATCCGCATAGTGGGTTGATTGAATTGTTTGAAGCAAGAGGATATCTTAAAAAGTCAGGTAATAGACTTGAGTATACAAGTCCGACAACTGGCGAAGTTATGCTTGAATATCGAAAAGCATGGACTGGAGATAAATTACAGATAATTATGAATGATATCATAAATACACCTGTAACAGAGACTCCTGTCGAGGCCGATGAGGAAGTCTTCGAAGAGCAACCAACTGAATAATGGAGAAATCTATGCAATCTGATCTAATTGCTGACATTTGGAACGTAGTGTCAGAACATGTTCCTGAAAAGGACAAACAAGAAGTAGCAAAAAACTTTGTTACTGCTTTAGTGGACCACGGAGTATCAGAAATTGCAATCAACGAACTCTTTGGTATTGACACATACTTAGATACTGCAATTGAGTATGTAACTGAGGACGAAGATGACGGCGACACTAATTACGATGAAGACGTCGAAGATGCAATTTGGGATGATGAGGATTAAATGAACTGGTACGATCAAGTTTCTAAAGATATTTCGAAGATACCTGCCGCTGTGCAGTACTACGAAGCAGAACTATTACAGGCTAAAAAAGAAACAAATGTTGTTGGACGTCTTGAAAAAGCATCAGCACAAATGCCTGCAATTGTAGAAACTAGATTTGGACAGTTACAAGAGATCGAAGCAATACTCGAATATTTAAACATTGAGCTTCGCCGTTTACGTAGCTCACACTTTAGAAAATATGTTGAAAATTATCAACGTCAATTAAGTTCTAGAGATGCTGAAAAATTTGTAGATGGCGAAGCTGATGTTGTAGACTTTGAAAAAATCATTAACGAGTTTGCATTATTACGTAATAAATGGCTAGGCATTATCAAAGGACTAGACATTAAACAATGGCAAGTATCTAATATCGTCAAACTAAGAACAGCTGGTTTGGACGACGCAACCATTTAATTTTCTTTACATAAACTGCGCATATAAATACTAGTATGAAAAGAATCGTACTAGTAACAGGCGGGTTTGACCCCTTACACAGTGGGCATATAGCCTATTTCAAAGCAGCCAAAGAACTCGGTAACGAGTTATGGGTTGGTGTTAACAGTGACGAATGGTTAACAAACAAAAAAGGCATGCCGTTTATGCCTGTACAAGAAAGAATTGCTATTATTAAAGAACTTGCTGTAGTAGACAATGTTATTACATTTGATGATGATAAGGAAGGATCTGCATGTGGTGCAATAGAAGTAGCACTAAAAACATCTGAAACAATGCATGACATGATAGTGTTTGCTAATGGCGGTGATAGAGGTGAAGGCAATTCACCAGAAGTAACAAAATTTGCTGACAACAAAAGAGTAGAATTTAAATTTGGTGTTGGCGGCACAGACAAAAAGAACAGTTCAAGTTGGATTTTAGGAGAATGGAAAACACCTAAAACAAAACGCAAATGGGGTTGGTATAGAGTATTAGATCATCAACCTGAAAATAATTTTAAAATTAAAGAATTAGTAATTGAGCCAGGTGCATGTCTTTCTGATCAAAGACACTTTCAAAGATCAGAACATTGGTATGTACTAAAAGGCAAAGTTAAAATGCAAACAGAGTGGAACAACATTAGTGATACTGTAGAGCTTTTACCCTTAACAAAAGGATATGATATTTCAGTAGGTACTTGGCATAAAGCAAGTAACCCCACAGATGATTTAACACACATACTAGAAGTTCAGTACGGGGAAGCCTGTATCGAAGAGGATATCGAAAGACGTGACTAATTGGATTTTTGTAAGCAAGGGTAAAAAAGACCCTTATATAAATCGCTTTGCTAGAGGATGTAATCAACCGGTTCAAGATTCGAATACGTTTGATTATGATGCTTCTGAAGATCCAATTGTATTACGAGGCATTCTTAAAAAGAAATGGATGCATAGATGTTGGGAAGATGGTAGAGATTTTTATTACATGGATACAGGATATTTTGGTAACGAAGTAAGTCCTAGTAATCCTAATGGTTGGAAATTTTGGCATCGAATTGTAAAAAACAATCTACAACATAATAAACTAATTGACAGACCATCACAAAGATTTGAAGGCTTTGGCAAAAAGTTTAGGCCATGGAATAAGAAAGGTAGAAAAATTCTTATTGCAGCACCAGACGAAAAGCCTATGAAGTTTTATGATCTTGATTTAGAAGAGTGGTTAGCAGAAACTGTTAACACGCTTAAACAACACACTGACAGACCTATTGAAATTAGACAACGTAATAAACAAAGAGCAGATAGAATGCTACACAACACGCTAGAAGAAGCCTTAGACGACGATGTGTACGCTCTAGTTACATTTAATAGTAATGCAGCAGTTGAGAGTGTATTTCAAGGTATTCCGGTATTTACGTTAGCGCCTGTTAGTGCAGCAAACCCAGTCGGACTACAAGACTTATCATTAATAGAAAAACCCTATTATCCAAGCAGTGATAAATTATTTGCTTGGGGCTGTCATTTAGCAGCAGGTCAATTTCACGACAGTGAACTACGCACAGGAAAAGCAAGAGCGTATTTGGAGGAACAATGGACTTAAAAGTATTCGTAGGATACGATACTAGAGAAGATATTGCATATCAAGTTTGCAGACACAGTATCTTAACAAGAAATGAAAACGTATCAGTAACACCGTTAAAACAAAATGAATTAAGAGAACAAGGTTGGTATCATCGACCTGTAGATAAATTAGCGTCAACAGAATTTACATTTACACGCTTTTTAGTACCAGAGCTTACAAACTTTGATGGCTGGGCATTGTTTTGCGACAGCGACATTATCTTTTTAACAGACATAAAAGAACTGTTTGATCAAGCAGATGACAAGTATGCTGTTATGTGTGTACAACACGATTATACACCTAAAGAAGGTGTAAAAATGGACGGACAAAAACAAACTATATACCCACGTAAAAATTGGTCAAGTGTAATTTTATACAACTGTGGACATCCTAGTAACAAAAAGATTACCATGGATCTTGTAAATGACCCTACTATTACAGGTGCATACTTACACAGATTTAGTTGGTTAGATGATAGTGAAATTGGTGAGCTAGGTAAAGAGTGGAATTGGTTAGTTGACTGGTATGAAGAAACAGAAGACTGTAAACCAAAAGCAATTCATTACACAGAAGGCGGACCTTGGTTTGAAAATTATCGTAGATGCACTTACCATAAACAATGGAAAAGAGAATTATTTGAGATGATGAAATTTAAGGTTAATCTTTAATGGACAAAATATCTCCTGAAGAAATATTGGTAGAAGGATCAGGCAACAAACTAACAGTTGAGTCGTCTGAAACTGAAAAGCCAATGGTTATTAGAGGAGTAATTAAAAAACAACATGCTGATAATTGTGTAAAAGAAAACAGAGATTATTGGTATATTGATACTGGATACTTTGGAAACTTTCCTAGTCCAGGCAATAAAAAAGGCGGAAAGAAATGGCATCGTATTGTTAAAAACGAAAATCAACTTTCTACTTTTAGACCCAACATACCAAACGATAGATGGAACATGTTAGTTGAAGATGATCCAAGACTAGTATGGAAAGGATGGAAAAATTACGATAAAAAAATTCTTTTAGTAATGCCTAATCCTAAAG